CAACCAGCAGTGAAATTAATATTACTCCTACAGAAGCAGGCACTAACTTTGCTGGTCAAGGTGGTCCATATTTCTTGAAGATTACAAATGGTAGTAGCAGTGAAAACATTTACTTTGCTACAGGCACAACAAGCCAAACAGCAGTTATCCCAACAGGTGATGGTGTTCTTGCTGGCAGTTGTGTAGTTCCAGCCTACGCTGAAGTTATTGTTCAAGTTGCCAATAACACAACTACACCAGCAACTATCTATGTTGCTTGCGTAGCCGCAAGTTCAAGTCCTGTGTATATTACACCAGTGACACCTATCGCATAAGGAAAACAAAATGTCAACAAACCCACAAGGTAATAAAGAAATTAACCAAAAGCGTGGTCCTACTACAGGCAACGCAGGTACTATGAGCAAGCGTGACACTTACGTTGCAGAAAAAACTGCACGTTCAGGTGAAAAGTCTAAGTTAGCCAACATGGTTACTTCAGCACTTGAAATGCGTGGCCGCGGTCAAGCAGGTACAACTAATCCAGCATTAGAAGGCTTGCACAGCAATACAGGTCCTAAGAAAAACCCAACTGCTAACGGAAGCAAGTTGCCATCTAAATTTAAGAAATAATACATCATGGGAATGTCATTTAACCCTGGCAATCAAGGCGGCCCTTATCAAGCCCGTCCAGACTTAGGTCCTGGTGTTGGCTTTGGCGCTGGTTTGCCACAACCTAATCAAGGTGGTGCTGGAGGCGGCTGGTCAGAAGATCCAGGCTTTGGTTATGGTGTAATGCCTCCTGAATACAATCAAGATGGTGGATTAGATGCTTTTGGCAACCCTGGAACAAATCCATATATGGCTGGTGGTGGTCCAGCATATGAATCTGATTATGCCCAAGGTGCTGGCCCTGGTTTTGGATATAACCCACCTCCAGAAGAAGTAGGTAGTCCAGGTGTTGTGCTAGATCAAGGTGGTGGTTATGGTGTAGAGCCTCCTGTTCAAACTCCTGCCCCAATGCAAACTGCTCAGTTCATGAATCAGCAAAAACCAATCACACAAGGCACAGGACAATTACCTCCAGGCTTTGGTGCACCAAGTCCTATTGATCGTTCACAGATTAGTCCTAACGCACGTGCTGGTTTTGGTATGCCAATTAATGGTGCAATGACACGTGGTAATCTAAATGACTACAATGGCAATCCATTAAATGGTGGTCCACTTGGAACACAAAACACAATGGCTAGTCCACAGCAAATGAGCGGTGGCTTTGGTGGTGGTAAGAGTGGCGCACTTGTTAACAATTTAGGCGGAATGAATACTGGTCGTCCTAATATGAATCCTCCAGCCCCTAAACTTGCTCCACGTCCAGCACAACCTGCTCCACGTCCTGCTCCTAAACTTGCTCCTAAACCTGCTCCTAGACCAGCACAACCAGCAAGTCAAGCAAGACGAGTTCCCGCACCAATTGTTGCTCCAAATCAATTCACACGCACTCGCGCAAAACGCTAAATAGAAGTACACAGGGGGAAAGACTCCCCCTGTTTTAAGCATAGAAAATTAAGGAAAAGAAAATGCAAAACAAAAATGACCAACAGGTCAATCCCTGGGACGATTCAGCAGAAGCCGCTCCCGCAAAAGAAACAAAAACAAAAAAGAATAAAACTGAATGGGTAGTTACACCACCAGTTGCACCTGCGGCTCCTATTGGTACCAATGCTGGTGAATATGACATGGACGGTCTAATGACAGACTTTCCAACTGCCAAAGAACTTGAACGCTTTGTGTTTGATGAAACAGGCATTGTGCTAAACTTAAAAGGCCGTGCCAACAAGTTAAAGTATCAAGTAGCAATGGATGTGCTTAATGGTGAAACTGTAGATCCAAAGTTTGTTGGTGGCGATAACCCATACATTGACAAAACAGAACTTATTCCAGTTGAAGATCTTAAAACAGTTCCCCCTAAAGACCCAAGCCTGCCAGGTAATGACGAACTACAAAACATCTTCGTAAGCAACGCTATTCCACATCCTGACTTTGAAGCACGTATGCAAGATAAGAAAGTGTCAGTATACTTCCGCAAATATAAAACAGGTCAAATCAGTTATGAAATTGTTGGTCCAGTTGATCAACGCCCACATGGTGTTAAATTAGACAAGTATGGTCGTGAGCGTCCTGAGATCATCAAGTGGGTTGATCCACGCACAGGTGAACAAGTTATTGTTCGTGAAGATGGTTCAATGACACCACAAGGTCGTAAACTACGTGCCATGATGCAAACATTCCGCGTTAACAAAAGCAACCATTGGGACACATGGATTGACCGTGAGTTTGTATCATTGAATGACGCAGTTGCTTCAAACCCTTGGGATCTTGACAAATGAGCAACGAAGTCCGTGATGGTATGATCCATCAAGCGCAACAAGAGCGTATGACTCGTGACACATTGATTATGCAAAAGGTCAATGCGTCACACCGCGAAGCATTTAAAACACGCTTCCCTGGCCAAGTTGAACATTGTATGCGTCTGACTGCTGAAAGGCTACAGGCCATTCTTACAAAGAAACCCACTGACTTAGCAGATCCTGAAACATGGACCAGCACAGCAGATGAAATAGCAAAGTTAAGTGAAGCACTATGGCATTTGAGTGTGATCAGCCAAATCTATCCAATGGAGACTAACAATGACGAACATAGCAAGTAATGAAGACAGTGGATTTGATATCACTGGTAAATGGATCAGCAAAGAACATTGTCATTTGACATTTAGACTCAATGAAGATGGCATGGGCGAAACTGAAATTGATTATGACTTTGACAAGTATGATCTTGCTTTCTTACGTGATGTTATAACTGAATTCTTAGACTCACAACCTAAGGAGTAATATGCTTGGGCAAGAAACCTTAATGGCTCGTGCCCTGCGTTATTCCTTAGATAAGAATAACGTAGCGCCAGAGACTTATCATCTTTGGCCTACTAATTTACGCGATCGTTTACAAGATCTAGCAATTGAAATTGCAGATGACATGAAGTACAATCAACTCAAGTACTTTCGTCCATTTGAACATCAACTTACTTTCTTTGCCACAGGCACACATGCTAGTAGTGAACGCCGTGGTATTCTAGCCGCAAACCGTATTGGTAAAACGGTATCTACATGTTATGAAACTGCAATGCACCTGACTGGTTTATATCCAGATTGGTGGGAAGGGCATCGTTTTAACAAGGCTATCACTTGCATGGTTGCTGGCGAAGGTTGGTCGCAGGTTGCTCTTGTTTTACAAAATGAATTGTTAGGCACACAAGATGTTAAGATTACGGAGAATTTGGGAACTGGAGCGATACCTCGTGATTGTATTGTTGTTGATACTATGCGGAATGATGGCGCTAACTGTATTGGCGTTGAAATCAAGCATGTCTCAGGTGCAAAAAGTTATTTGCTATTTGCTAACTACACGCAAGAGGTAAGACAACTGCAAGGTTTTAAACTTAATTTGGCGGTTTTTGACGAGCAACCACCAGATGATTTCTTTTCTGAAATCGTTACACGAACTGCCACCACACAAGGTAAAGTCTTGTGTTCATTCACGCCCCTAAAAGGCTTGAACGGATTGGTCAGTAAGTTTTGGAACAAACAAGAAGGTTATGAGTTTATTCGTGTGTCGTGGGACGATGTTCCTGAATACGATCCTTGGGGTCAGCCGTTTCTGTTAAAAGAAACTCGTCGCCAGTTAGAACGAGATTATCTACCACACGAGCGAGAAGCCCGTATTGCTGGTAAGCCAGTTATGGGTAAAGGTGCTGTGTTCCAGTTGGCACATTGGCCTACCTACACCACTGGTGAAATTGATTTTACTCGCATACCAAATATTCAGCGTGTGATCGCACTGGACTTGGGCTTGGTCAATGACCAAACTGTTATTACCTTAATGTATTGGGAACCGTATGAGCGAGTTGCGTATCTACATAAACAAATTTGTGTGCAGGGTATTGAGGAGGCTGTTCCTTCGCAATATATTAATCATCTACTTCGTCCTGAAGTGTTTGGCACTCCTATTGTTCTACCTGCTGACGCATCTACTCCTGGCAGATACACTATGAGTTCAAACTCAATTCGTGAGTTGTTTGAAAGTTACGAGTTGAATGTGTATCACAAAGCCATTATGAATCCACCAGATCAGGAAGGTCGCATCACCAACCACAAGAGTTATGGTATCAACCAAATGCGTCAAATGCTAGAAGTTGGTAGCCTACGAGTCAATGAAAATTGCACGCAGTTTTTAAGTGATGCACGCAACTATTTCGTGGATGAACGAGGCAGATTTAGTGACCCAGATGACACTATTGATAGTGCTCGTTATGCTTTATTGGCTTGTTTGCAAAACATTGCTGAACCGTGGGATAACAGAACTCCACAGCAACGAATGGCTGCGGCACGAGATA